GTAGGTGGTGCTGCTGTATTAGGATCTACTCTAAGTGTTAGTGGTTCTACTGTATTAGGATCTACGCTAAGTGTAGGTGGTGCTGCTGTATTAGGATCTACGCTAAGTGTAGGTGGTGCTGTTACTGGTGGTAGTGCTTCCTTTACAAACGGTTCCTTTACAAGTTTAGAAGTTAGTGCTTCAGGTTCTTTATTCATCCCTTATAGTGGGTCCGGAACTGGTGCATTTAACACTACCACACAGGGGATTGATGGTGAAATTAGGGTAGCGTACGATGGTGTCCATGCTGCGCCCCATCTATATTTATACATAGACGGTTCTTGGTATGCGAATAAATTTAGTCTAGCTAGCTAAATTTGATTTAAAAATAAAAATATAATATATATTATTATGAAAATTACTGAAAAAATTAACAATTCAAGATATACTTTTAAACAAATATTAAGTGATGAATGGGATACATCAGTAATATCAGATTATTCTATTGAAGAAATTGATAAAATTTATACAAATATAGATGAAAGTGATCAATATTTAAATTCAAAAGCGTTTGGTAATGGTTTTATTTGTAATATTAGATTACCACATTTAGTTTTAAAGAATTATAATTTACATATTATTTATTATAACTTTCCTAAATTATCTATTGATTCATCATCAAATAAAGTAACAAAACAAATAGCAGATAAAATATTAAAATTATATGAAAATGAATATTTAAATAGTAGTGATAGTGTGATTGTAGTCATTAATGAAAAAGTATCAGAATCAATTCAAAAATATATAAATAATTTAAATATAAATTTATACGATAGTTTATTAGTAGAAGGATTAAATAAAGATATTCTTAAAGATTTTGAACATAATAAACTAACATTAGGAGAAGATTATAATTTGAATCATTTTAAAAATGTTCAAATCATTGATATCAATTCAGTAACAAATAATTTATTTGATCATAGATTAGTTCCTGAACATGTTGTAATTAGAGATAAAAAAGAAATCAATAAAATTTTAGAAGAATGTAATGCGAATATAAATCAATTACCAATTATATTAAAAGAAGATATAATTGCTAAATTAAAAAGAATGTCAACTGGTGACATATGTAAAATTAAAAGAAATAATGAAAAATGTGGTGAAAATATATTTTATAGAGTATGTAAATAATTATTTTATATAATTATAGGAAATTATACCATCTGATTCAGTTAAATTAACTTTTCTACCCATTGGAGTAAATTTTATTTTTTTTGAAGTACCGGGTGGATCATATTTAGATTTTTCCCCATCACTATACATATTACTATTAAATATTGAATAAAGTCCAGGATTCATAACATTAATATTTTTAATATCTTTTTTTTGTGAACAATTATATTTATTTTGATTAACATAACCTAATATTATTAAAGTTATGCTAATAAGTAATAAAATTAATTTAATATCCATTTATATTAAGAAATATAATAATTTAATCATCTATTTCACCATCAACTATTTCATTATTTTCAACAGGATCATATAGATGTTGTTCATACCCACCTTGTAATTGTGATAAAAAATCTTTTTCATAATCTTCACTAGCTACAAAATCTGCATTATCAGCAGCTGATTCATGGAATAGCATGGATGTACCAATTTCTTGTTTTAAATCATTAAGAAATTTATCACTTTTAGACATACGGTCTATTTTATTAATATAGTTTTGTTTTTCTCTTGATACTTGTTTCATGATAGAATTATTTAATACATCATTATCAGCAAATACCCAATTAGGACTATATAATTTTTCATACATATCAATAATAATATCTAATAAAAATCTAGAAAGATAAACTATATTATTATCAATATTTATAACATCTGGATCATATTTTTCAAAAAGTGTTTTATTTATTTTATAGACATCAGACGAATCATCAAATAATTTACTAATATATTCAGCAATTTTATTAATAATAAATATAAATATAAATGATGTGATATTAATTAAAACATCATCATTAAATATATTTTTATCTGAACCTTTTAATTGATCTAAATTTAGATTATAATTTTTAATATATTTAAATAATTCTTCAAAATAAATAGATGATTCATGTGAATCATATTGTTTAAAACCTGAATATTGAGTTCCACTTTCAAATTGTTCTTTTTTCCTTATAAAAAACTGATCAAAATGTAATAAGGAATCATTTATATTTAAATAATTATTAAATTTATCAACACTAGTATCACTCATTTTCCATAATCCTTTTCTGATATTATTATATTTTTTATATTTATTTTTAATTCGAGATAAATTATAATAAAGATCACCAACAAAACGGTTATAAATATTATTATTATTAATATCTTCAAGTAATTTATTTAATATAAGTGATACATTATCAATATTATGTAAATCTTTTATTTTTGGTGTTAAGTTTTTAATTCTAGTTATTTGTAATTTATTAAACTTAGAGTAATATGTTTCATTTTTTAGAATATTATTATATAAATCATTAATATTTTGAAGATATTCTTCTTTTTTAGAATTTATAATAGGTAAAAATGTTTTAATATCTTTTTGAGTTTCTTCTAAATTAAAAGATTTATTTTGTTTATCATTTATAATTTTTTCAATAATAGTATTTAAATCTTGAAATATTAAACTATCCTCAACATCTTTTAAATATTCATCATTATTTATGAAACTATATAGTCTATTTTCAACATAAATATCATTATTTAATAAATTATTTATAAAATCATTATTGTAAGATTCAGTATATTCAATAAATTTGAGTGAATTAAATTTTAATTTAAATCTATTTATAATATAGTTCATAATTTTGTGATAATTTTCAGATGTATGGGGAATTTTACTTTTGGAACATTCAGGTGAATTACCTTCAAAATCAACTTTAAAATCTAGTTTATAAAAATTTAATTGATTTTCAACAGATGTATTTTCAATAAGATCACCATGACTATCTATGCAATAATTATTAAATAATTTTTCAATAAAATCACCATTTAGTTTATTTAATTCATCAAATGGTAAATTAATAAATATTTTAGCAGGAATATATTCATAATATCCTTTTGTATTAGAATTTAATAATAAATATTCGGTATTATTTATATTAATATTTTTAAATTTAATTATATTATCTTTATCTTTTGTTGTATCAATTTCATAATTTGTTATAGCTGCGATTATTATTTTTTTTAAATCATTAAATAAAACTTTTTTATATCCATCATTATAATTACAAGATTTTAATAAATCAGTTATATCTTGATTATTCATATCATTTATGAATTTATTAGTTAATAAATCAAGGATAGGCGGAATAGTATTACATTTACCATATAATTTAAGTGAATACATATATAATCTTTTGTATGATGGATTATTCATTAAATTAGAAACTGGTAATCTGAATTCTTCATATTTAGACTGAACATTATTAATATCTTTTATTAATGAAATATTTTCTAACGAATCACTATTCATAAAATATTGTTTCATTATTTCATTATGTGAATTAACATATTGATTTATTTTTAAAACTAATTTATTATCATATAATGGTTTGAATGTTGTCCAGTATTCTTTTGTATATAAATATCCTGATGTAATTGTAAGAGTATAATATCTATCAATAGATTTATATAAATTATATTGTGGATTTAAAATATATTTAATAGTATTTGTCATATGTGATTTTAAATCAGGTTGATCAAATAATGATTTATTTTCAAGTTTTTCATATAATGATTTAATTTTAGATTCAATTTTGACATTAATATATTCTATTAATCTTTTATTTAAGAAACTATCGTCATTAGAAATATTAAACATTTTCCAAGTAGATTTATCACCAAAGATAAATATATTATACATATTATTTAAATTAATAGGATAAGTATTTGTAGAAATTTGCATATGGATAAATATTAATATAATTGTTAATAATAATTTAGTGATATCTAATAAATATTTCTTAAAGGATACTAATGATTTTTTTATTTTTTGTTTATTTTTATCATTTGTTTTTTTTTTATCTTTATCTTTTGTTTTTTTATCGATAGGATATTTTTCTTTTAATTTAGATATAAAAGGATCATTGTTAATAATATTATCATCTGAATATCTAAAATTAAGAAGTTTGTTAATATCGATTAATTGAAATATATTAATAATATTTTCAAGATCATTGGGATATAATTTAATATTGAAAAATTTAGAATTTTGGTTAATATATTTTTTTAATTCAATATTAGATGAAATATTATCATCTAAATCATTATTATCCATAACTTCTCTCATTTGAATAACAGAACCATCGCTAAATCCATCAAAAGTTGAAAAATTAACATTATCTATAAAATGACCACATACTTTACAACTAATATTACCATTATCTGGTTCTGAACCAAATAAAGATATTAAGTTATTATAATATTCAGGATGCTTATCAATTTTACATAAATAACAATAATGTTTACATAATATTTTTTCATTTGTTTGTGGAGAATATAACCAGTTTTTATCAGAATCCGATTCATTTGGTTCACGACAATATAATTTTATAAATCTATTTAATAAATTATTTTTATAAACAATATTTTTAGTAGTAAAAATAAAATTTAAACATAATTTAATTTTATCATTAATATCTAATTGTTTTGTAATAAATTTAATTTTTTTAGGTGTTCTAATTACCGATTTTAATAGTTTTTTATAAGTATCTTCATATAATTTAATATTTTGTTTAATTTTACCTGTAATTTCTATTTTTGTATCTTTAAGAATATCATTAATAAATATTTCATAATATGATAATAATAATTCAAAATCTTTGTAATTATAAATAAATTTAAATATATTTTCATCAAAATATTTATTAAGTATATCGTAGTTAGTAGGTAAATTTTTCATTAAAATATTGGTTAATTCAGATAAGTTTTGATTAGTATTTACATCTAACATAAATTTTTGAATAACATTTTCAAAATCTTCTTTTACGGTTTTATCATTAATAGATTTTAATAATATATCTGAATCACTTAAATAATTTCTTAAAGTTCTAATATTGTATAATCTTTCATAAAGAATTATATTTTCATTTAATGTGAAATTATTATTTATATTTAATTTTAAAAAATATTTGGTATAATTTTCTGGAACAAATAAAAATCCAATTATATTAAAATTATCTTCAACTAAATAAGGTATTTTTTCATTATCATTAATAATATAAATATCATCTCTTGATTTTAAGAAATCAATAATATAAGGTGTTTCATCAAAACTACCGTCATCATTTGATAAACCATAACAAGGGTTTTCTGGGTTAAAACAATCTCTAAAATATTGACCTTTGTAATTAATCAAACATCCTTTATTTTCATCATTATTTACATAAGAAGCAAATTTGGGACTGAACAATATACTTAAATATTTAAAATAGTTAATAGTTTTATCGGCATTTAATTCATGATATTGTTCAATTAATTCTTGTTCAGTAGAAGTAAATATAGTATTATTGAGACCGGTTAAAATTTCATCATCTGATAAATATAATTTCTTATTAGAAGAAACAATGGGTAATATATAATCAGGAAGATTAAAATTATTACCTGTCATATTTTTTATAAATTGAAGAGTATCTGTTTTATCAATATCTGATATATCAGTTTTATTTTTTATCATTTCAAAGAAAGAATGTGCCATATCTGTAATATTTTTAAGAAACACTTCATCATCATAAACATCATATAAATTTATAATTTCAGATATAAAATCTTCTATAATTTCCGAATCATTATATTTTTTGTATTTTTTTTCAACTTCTTCTACTTTTATTTTGATGGAATCTTCTTTAAAAACTTGTGATTCATTTAATGTATCTTTAATATCTATTTCTTGAACTTTAATAATATCAATAATAGTTGTATCATCATCTATATTGAGAGATATTTGACCATCAATAATATTTATTTTAATTTGTTGTTCTTTATCATTATTTAAAACAAAAAAATCATCAAATATATCTAAAACACTGCCCATATAATCTTTAAATTGGTCATCTTTTTCAATAATTAATAAATATATATCTCCCATATTAATATCAGCATCAATATTAACACTTTCTTGTGGAAGTTCTTCTTCACCTTCAAATTCATCGTCACCTTTATTTTCATAATCTTTTTCATATCTGTCTAATATTCCTTCTGGTCGAGGTGAATCAGGTGAATATGGTTCAAAATCAGGGTCATTAATTTCTTCCATAGCTGCTTTTGTAATTTTATCCCAATTAGATTCTACATCATCCACGTCTAATAAAATTTCTTGTTCAGTTGATTTGTCTGAATCACTCATATTAATATAATATATATCTTATTTTTATTTTTTTTTATTTATATTTTCTTTATTTTTTTTATAAGTAATATATGCTAAAAATGCAAAACCCGTGACACCCATAATAGTTCCAAATACTGTTAACCAACCATAAGATTGATTCATTGCTAAACATATTTGATTGGGTATTCTTATTAATAACATAAATGTTAATGCTAACGGTAACCAAATAGTATGTGGTTTATTATTTTCAATAGCATCTATTTGTTTATAAGTTCCAAACATAGCTATTATTAAAGATAATATATGAAAATATCCAGTATATTTCATTATTATTTCACCACACGGCATATATATATATATATAAATACTTAAAAATTAATTAATAATAATAATAGATACAATATGGAAGTTCAAAATTTTATAAATAAAAATGAAGATTATCTTGTTAAATTTAAAAATATGGAATTACAAGTATTAAAATATAATGTATTAGGTTTAACTATAATTAAATATAATCATAAAACTGTAATAGATGATTTTACTAAATTATTTAAATCTGTTATTGTATATCAAAAAACAAATAAAGTTTTATCAGTTTCTCCAATGAAATCTGTTGTATCAGATCATGATATTTTAATGGATGAAGAAACAGAAATAAGTAGAATGTATGATGGTACAATGATTAATGTATTTTATCATAATAATGAATGGATATTATCTACTCGTTCATTTATAGGAGCAAACAATTATTGGAATAAGAACTCTAAGAAATCTTTTAAAGATATGTTTAATGAATGTTTTTGTCAATATGAAGAATTAAATAAAAAGCATTCCTATTCATTTGTCCTTCAACATAAAGATAATAGTAATATTACACCAGTAAAAAATAATCTAGTCGTTTTAGTTGAAGAACGAGATGAAAATTTAAATAAAATTAATTTAAATGACAATAAATATACATTTAAATGTATTAAAACATATAAAAACTATCATGAACTAAAAAAAGAAGAATTAGATATTGAAAAATATGATAAAGGATATAATATTATCAAAGATGGTGTAAGAAATGTTTATATTACAGATGATTATAAATATGTTTTTGATTTAAGACCTAATCAAAATAATAAAATGTTTATATTTTTAACATTATATAAACAAAGAAATTTAAATGAATATCTAAAAGTATATAATGATGATAATGAATTATTTGAAATCTATAAAAATAAATATCATATAATGAAAAATGAATTATATAATAATTACTGTAAACATTTTATAACAAAAGAAATTGTAACAAAAGATGTGCCATATCAATTAAAGCCCGTAATTTATGAATTACATGATATTTATAAATCAACGAATCAAAAAATAAATTCAAAATTAATTAGTGATTATTTAAGAAATATGAATATTAAAAGATTAACATTTATTTTGAATTATTATTAAAATTAACTACATGGCATACATAAATGAAAATGTAAATCACCAGGATTATTTTTACATATTTTACAAGGTGCGTGTTCAAAATTTCCATTTTTTTTAGGACCATGATTAGTATTAATACTGATTTCACTTATATGAATATGATGTCCATTTTTAAAACAAATAGGACAATGCATATTAACACCTTTACATTTATAAATATATATTATTAATATAAATAATATAAATAATAATATAATCTTATTCTTATTCATATATATTATATTAAAATATAATATAATATTATAATATTATAATATGGTAAATAAGCGTTCAAGAAAAAAAACTATTAAACAACGTGGTGGAAGAAGAGGTCAAATGGATTTTAAAAGAATGGAAAGTTTAGTTGATTATTTATCTAGTTTTTTTACTTTTGAAGAAACAAGACCAAATGTAACATACCGTGATCCATGTGATGAAGAATTTTATGGTACAGAAGAAGAAAGAAGGAAATGGCAAGAAGATTGTGATGGTTATGGTCACGGCGCAAAAAAACTTAAACGAAAAACAAAAAAGAAACATAAAGAAAAAAAGAAAGGTAGTAAAAGAAATAAAAAGAGTAAAACTAGAAATAATAAAAGGACTTTAAAATTAAAGAAATAATTAAAGTTCATTGGATGATTCTATAATAGTTTTAAATATTTCAATTAATTTATCACATGTTTTATTAAATTCATCTATAATGTTTTTTTTCTTAATATCTTCACCAATATCTGGATCATTATTGTTCATAGACATTGTGAATAATATTTTATTTTCCAATGGATGTGTTCTTTTATATCCACAACAATTAAGAACAGATTTATCATCAATCAAATATCTAGAAATATAAGCTTGAATAATGGAACCTAATGTATCATCAAAACCATAAAATATTTTTTCATTTTCAACAACATATGGGAGTTCAACTAGTAAATTAATAACATTATTTTTATCATCAGATTTATTAAATGATAATTTAATTGGAGTATTTTCATCTAATGATAATTTATGTAATTCATTTTTAAAGTCATTAATAGATTCGATTAAATTTTCATTTGCTTTAATGAATAATGCTTTATTGTCTAAGAAATGTTGTCCTTCAATTACAAAGTTATACCAATAAGGTTCACCTTGTTTATCTCTATGAAAATACCTTTGTCCATTACTTATTGTAAATTCATTTTTAAATTCTTCTTTGTTATCAATATTTTCTATTAAAATTTTGTCTTGAATGACTTGTTTAAGAGAATCTTCATTAATTTTGTAAGAATATGTTGCACATGATACGGATTGCCACCGAGCATCTTCTTTTGCAATAGATACAGATGGTGAACCATATAATTCTAATTCTTGAACATTATCATCTGAATTAGTAGATTTTGTTTCAATAATAATAGTATAATATTTATTTAAATAAGGGCGAAATACCTGTTGTTTAATTTTATCAGATAAAGGTTTATCTAAATCGTAATTATCTTTATCTATTTTATTAATTAACCCATTTTCATAGTCGGAACTATTAGCAATAGATTTTTTAAGTTCATAAATTTTAAAATTTTCAGCAGTCACAATAGATATTGGATTTAAATTATCATGTTTAAAGTTAAGTTCAAATAGATATTTTAGAGGATTATTTTTTACCATTAATGGATCTATATATAAAGGTATTAAACCGATTCTATCAAGAATAAATTCATTATGTAAAGAAGTATTATTTTTTTCAATTTTAATATCTGATTTATCATAATCAGTTCTAAATGCATAAGTGTCTATGGAGGATAAGAGTATTCTTCTAATAGCATTTACTATTGTTTTATCAAATCCATGTTCAGGGTTTCCATGTATTTCAAATTGTAATTTGTTATCAGAAGATGTAGGAATAATATCGCAAGTAAAATCTGTCATTTATATATTATAATTATATTTTTTATATTGTTTTCAAATTTATTATGTTTATATTTATTATTTAAAATATTTAATATGAAATAATGGATATTTACATTAGTAAAAAGTGTTCACATTGTAAAAAAATATTAATGTTGTTTTATAATAACAAACATTTAATACAATATTTTAATATAATTGATATAGAAGGGATATCTGTTCCAAGTTATATTCAATCAGTACCAACTTTAACTTATAATGGTGAATTATATTATGATGATAGATTATATGGTTTAATTGAAAGTGTTAATCAACATCATATGAATAATTCAGGGCAACAGCAACAACCTATGCAGCAACAACCTATGCAGCAACAACCTATGCAGCAACAACCTATACAGCAACAACCTATGCAGCAACAACCTATACAGCAACAACCTATGCAGCAGCAACAACCTATACAACAACAACCACAACATAAAAAAGAAGAAGAAATAGTAGGTATTTGTTCAGGAGAAGATTGTTTATATGAAAATATTAATGAAAATGAAGGAGAAAATAATTTAATGCAACAATATTGCTTTTTAGATGATGGATATAAAGACCAATCACAAAAACAAAAAACAACTAATGAAAAAGAAGGAAAGTTTGATAATAATGCTTATGAAGCGATGATGAAAAGTAGAGGTTCTATGTGATTGCGTATAAATTTTTTAATATATTTGTTTAATATAATATTATGGATTTTAATGATAAAACATTAACTTTATTTAAAAGTTTTATAAATGATATAATTAAAGTATTTCCAGAACACAATGATTGTATTAATAAAAATTATAATGAAATTTTAGAATTAGATGAATTAATTATAGATGAAAATGAAATAATTAAAAGTTTTTTAGATTTAATAGATGAACATAGTGATAAAATTACAAATAAAAAAAGTGATATATTCACAGATGATCTATATTTAATAAAAGAAATATCTATGAAAACATTATGGGATTCAGATATAAGTGATAAAACAAGAGAAAATATTTGGAAATATTTACAATCGTTTTGTTTAATAAATATTTCAAGAACTTCTAATGAACAAATAAATAACGTTTTAAAATCATTAGAATCTAATGAAAAAATTAAAGATAAAAAAACTGTAAAAGATATTAAAAAAATAAATAAAATAAATGAAAATTTAAAAAAACAATCTGAATCATCCAATGCATCATTAAATAGTTCATCAAATGGTTCATTAAGTGATATAGATAATATATTAAATAATACTACAATAGGTAGTTTAGCAAAAGAAATAACGGAAGGTTTAAATTTAGATAATATGGATGAAGAAGGTATGGGTAATTTAATGAAACCAGAAAATATTATGAATATGTTTCAAAAAATAAATACTACTTTAACAAGTAAATTACAAAATAATGAATTAGATGGTAATTCTTTATTGGGGGAAGCATCTGGTTTAATGAATGATAATGATATGATGAAAAATATGATGGGGATGTTTGGAAATATGACCGGTGGTGGAAATAATATGCCCGATATGAGTGGTATGATGAGTATGTTCGAAAATATGAACAAACCACATGAACCTAAAAAAGAATCAAAATCTAATGGAAATCATGGTCCTGATGTTGTTAAAGAACGTTTAAGAAAAAAATTAAATAATAAATAATTTTTTTAATAATTATATATAATATATATATGGATACTTTTTGGATAAATGATATATCAATATTATTTAGTAAAAATAAATTTTTAGAGGTTATTCCTACAAGTAATATGAAAATAAATGATAAATTAAATGCTGTATTTAGATTATCTATTTATTATTTTATAATTATAACAATTATTAGAAAAAATTTAAATAATATATTTATTCCTATATTAGTTGGTATAGTAACTATTATAATATATAATAATTATAAAAAAATAAATAATATAGAAACTGTTGATGAAGAGGTTCTAAATAATTATACAACAAGTAATTCAAAATCAGATAGTGAATCATCATCATGTAGATTACCTACGAAAGACAATCCTTTTATGAATTCAACTGAAATAGATATAGCAAATGGAGATATACAACAAGCTTGTCCTTCTTATGATAATAGTGTTGTTAGAGAATTAGAATCTATTAATTTTAATAGAGGATTATATATGAATACTAATGATATATATAATAATGAAAATTCACAAAGAAATTTTTATACTTTACCGGTAAGTGGTATAATAAATGATCAAACTAGTTTTGCTGAATGGTGTTATGGAAGAGATGCCAGTTGTAAAGAAGGAAATGGTATACAATGTCAATCCAATATATAAATAAATATTATATAAAAAAAAATATATAACATATATATAAACATGGACGGATACGGTGGAAATATACAAAATCCTAATAATTTTAAAGAAAAAAAATGTATTAAACAAAATATAAAACCAGGTGGATTTAATTTATTTACGCAGAATAATTTAATATATGATAAAGGAACAACTGATATTGATTTTCAACAAAGTCAAGGACCAGGTAGATATGAATTAGATAATATGTATGGTTGTGAATGCGGATTAACGAATGCAAGAGACCTTCAATTAAGTGAACCAGCTATTAATTTTAATGCCGGTTGTGGTTCAATTGGAGAAGCAGGTTGTTTAGTTAATATTAATACTGAACTTAGAGATGAAAAATTAACTAATAAAAATGTAATTAATCAATTGCCTCAAAGATATAATGCAGGATTTTTTGGTAAAGGTCAATTTAATCCTAATACTGAATCAATTATTCAGAGTGGTGATTTAACTAGTTTTGGTGGAAAAGCATGTAATGTATTATCAGGTGTAACTATTCCAAATTTTTATACCCCGATGATTCCTCGTTTGTCAAAAGAAGTTCAAAATACTATTCATATAATTCCAGAAGATAATAGTTCAGGATGGGTTCGCGGTGGTATTCCATCCAGAGAAATGTATAGACAAATGGATTATGATAAAAGATGTGAAAATTATTTAAAAAAAACGGTTTCCTCAAAATAAAATATTATTTATATATATAATGAATTATTCTGAGCAAGAAAAATTACAATTATATAAAATGAATCAAGAAAGTATTGGTTCAGGATTATATATGTTAGATATAGCAAAAAAAATGAATAAAGTAGCTTATCCATGGGCTCCAACTGTTCGTCTTCAAAAGATGGGTGATTCTATTAATAAGAATATGTCTTTAATAGATACAGAATCTGATTTATTTAATATTGTTAATATTAATACTAAGGATCCTAGTAAAAAATATATACCTGATCCAAATAAAACTATTGATTATGAAGATTTACCTGATGGATTTTTCCATGAAGAAAATACATTTTTAACAAATCCACCAAGTGAATTAAGAGGTTTAACTAAAAATAGATGGTATGAATTAACTAAGAATCCACAAGCTAATTGTTTAAACCCATTTTCTTTCCCTTTGGGTGGTGTAAGTACATACAATGAAATTTTGAATGATAAACAAGAATGTTAATTTATTTTTATAGATTTTTTTTTAAAATATTATTATATACATATAATAATATGGAGGCAACAATTTTGTTAGGAATATTAGGTGCTGGATATTTAATAAATAAATCTAGTGAAGATAAAGAACAAAAATCTGAACAAAAACAATTAAAACCACAACAAGTATATAATACAGATTATTTTGACGATTATAATAAGACAGTTGAACATCCTAATAGTTTAACTGATAAATATAAAACTGTAAAAATACCTGGTGCGAAAGTAATGAATTATCAAAATATTAAAGATTTTATTAATCCAGTTGAAGAAGATCCTACTTCTGAATATATATATAGTTTATTCGGTGATGGTAAAATTAAAAAAGCAGATTTTTTAACTAATAACATGGGTATTAAAGTAGAACCTTTCTTTAAAAAGGCACCCCCACAAATTGATTTAACTGAAAATACAAAGTTATCTGAACATCAGGGTAATAAAGAAACATATTTTAAAAATAAAGAAAAAACACCATTGTTTCCAAATGAAAAATCTAATATGGTTTTTGGAGCCTCGGTATATTCTGATGAAGATAGATCATCAATATATGTATCAGATTCTATGAAAAATATTTTACCATTTGAACAAATTCAAGAACATCAAATCGATGATAAAAATCCTGTTATAGGTGATATTCAAAGACAATATTATGAAAAGAGCAGTATTGACAATATTAGAACATTAAATAATCAACAAGTAACATATGGTGGTAGAATATTACCAGGAAAGGGTATAGGTAAAGCTGGTAAAATTGGACAAGTTTTTAAACATACACCTGAAAGTGATTATTTTAATTCACCAGATAAATGGTTAGTTACAAATGGTGCTTATATAGCTAAAACTGAAAGACCTGAACAAATTGTTCCAAATACAAATAGACAGTTTTTTAATAAACAAGAGTTTGGTATTGCTGGTGGTGATCATGAAGCACAAGAATATAGATCTAAATATGCTGTATCTAGTAAACAAACATTCGCTGGCGATATTATGAGAAATTTAGGAACAGATGTTGATCAAATGAATAATACAACAGTTAAAGATTCATATCAAATGTATCCAAATGAAAGAGATGTAACATCTTTAAGAACATATGATAGTAATATTTCTTCAACATTTAAAGATCCAACTTCTCGTTTAATGGATCCTGTAAGAAATACAGTTAAACAAACTACAATAAATTCAGCCAATAATGGTTATATAGCTGGTCCTGAAATGTCTACTGAAAGATTATATGATGAAATTAGAAATACTAAAAAACAATTTACTTCTGCTGATTCTAATTATATAGGTATTAGTGGAACTAATGTCCCTCAACCCGTTAACGAAGATAATTATAAAAATATGGAAACAAATCCTACCAAAGAAATTATTGCACAAGGAAGATATCCAGTTCCACAAGGCGATAAATATTATAATAGTAAAGAAACATATAATATTGAAATTAAGAAACATGAAAATGATTATTTTAATCATAGACAGACTCATTATGATAGAATGAATCCTGAATATTTACCCAAGAATACTTGTAATTTTACACAATTTAAAAATAAACTTAATGATGTATCTATTGCTAATAGAACTACTGATCCAAATTTATTAAATGCTTTTAAAAGTAATCCATACACTCAATCATTAGAATCATTCGCATATTAAAAAAAAATATTTATATATAATATAATGATTAATACATATTTAAAGTTAATATTATCATTTTTACTTGGTGTTTTAATTTATCATATAATAATAAAAACATGTAGTTGTAAACAGACAGTCGAAGGACAAACTACATCAACCTCTTCAACTACATCAGGACCGGGTGGAACAGAAGATACTCCATCCCCACTTGGACCGGGTGGAACAGAAGATACTCCACCCCCACTTGGACCGGGTGGAAAAGAACATACTCCACCCCTACTTGGACCGGGTGGAAAAGAAGATCCAACGCAAATGAATTTGTCACAAGATAGTAATGAAAAAAAAAATAGAATAAATTTAGATGAAATAGGAACAAATCAAGGGTTTGATAAAATATTAATTAATATGGAAATGGTTTTAAAAAGTGATAAACTTTATAATAATGAAGAATATCAAAAATTTATAAAGTTTTTGCCTAAAATTGTAAATAATTCTGTTAAATTTCCTTCAAGTATTAAAAAAATTAAAAATTTATCACAAATAGGTTTATCTGAAAATAGTGATATATTAGATGCATTTGAACTATTTTTAATTAAATTTAATGCAATGCCTGATGATGAATTATTTAAAAATATAAATGAACATGTATTTATAAATAAAGCTAATACATGTAGTGATCAAATAAATATGTATATTATGGCATTCTTTGTTACCATATATACAAATAGAATGTTAACAGGTAATATGGATGGAAATACTTATAGTAATGTTATTACTATATCAAATAGATTAACTAAATATATACCAGATTTATTAGAAAAAATTCAAAATATGTTAAATAAAAATTGTTTAGATCAAGTGAATTATGATTCATTAAAAGAAGATGTATTAAGTAAAATATATTCAACACTATTACAAAATAATGTAACTAATATATCTTTTACAGGTTTAGATCAAATTGGTAAAAAACTAGAAAATGTTAAAACTATATATATTGTTTTATTTATGATCTGTTTAACATTTATTATAGTTAAATTTATGGGTATGTTCACAATGAAACTTAATATTTAATTTTTATATTTACAACCTTTCTTTTCATAATGTATTTTTATAATACTATTTATATCTTTATTTTTGTTATTAATTATATTATAATTAATATCCATATTATTTTTATCTGATACAAATATAGTTCCATTTTTTATATATATTTTTTTTAACATTATATATATATATAT